CTCGACGGTGCAGGCGGCCGGTGAGAACCGGATCATCATCGCGTCGGGCGTTCCTGGGATCGTCATCGGATCCAAAGAGGGCCTGATGGCGGCCACCTATTCGAACTACGAGCAGGCGATGCGCCGGTTCGCCGACATCACAATGCGGCCGTTGTGGCGCTCGGTCTGTGCCTGTCTGTCGAAACTGGTCACGATCCCGCCGGGCACGCGGCTGTGGTTCGACACGGCCGACATCGCGGCACTCAGGCAAGGCGAGAAGGAACGCGCGGACACGATGCTGGTCCTCTCGCAGGCTGCCGCTGAACTGATCGCGGCCGGTGCGAAGCCTGACACCGTGACGGCTGCCGTTGCGGCCGGCGACATCACGCTACTGAAGTTCGAGCCGAAGCCGCCTCCACCGCCGGCCGCGCCACCGTCCCCGGTGAATGGGCAACTGCAGATGCTGAACGGCAACAATCAACCACCCGCGCTGAACGGCGCGAAGGTCGCAGTTACGGCCGGGAAGGTGAGCAACTGATGACCGACGAACTGTTACCGGTTCGGCCGTGCGATCGGGCCTACCGGGTCGAGGATCTGCATGTCCGCTCCGACGGCTCGGGCCGGGTTGTGGAGGCGTACGCGGCGGCGTTCCGGTCCCGCACCGAAGTCCAGGATCAGGACGGCCACTACTTCGAGGAGTTGGCGCCGACGTCGTTCACGAAGACGATCGCCGAGAAGGGTCCGGCCGGGTTCGGTGTCCTGTTCAATCACGGCCGGACTGTCGACGGAACCCCGAATCCGGTGGCGACGATGCCGATCGGTGTCCCGCTCGAGGTGACCGGCGACGAACGGGGCGTGTTCACCGCGACCCGCTATCTCGACAACCCGCTGGCCGATCAGGTGTTGGATGCGATCAAGTCGGGCGCGATCCGGGCTCAGTCGTTCTCGGGTCGGTTCATCAAGTCGGCGCGCTCCCGTCCGTCCGGTTCGCGTCTGCCGTTGATCACCCGGCATGAGGTCGACATGCGCGAGTACGGCCCGGCCGTGTTCGCCGCCTACGCGGATGCTGCGATTCTCGGTACCCGTTCCGCTGAACTGTTCGTCCGTGCGCTGCTGTCCACGCCACCGGACCAGCGCGCAGACTTCCTGAAAGGTTTTGAGGGACTCACCACTCCGACGGAGCCGGAAGCCCTCACCATCGGCACTCCAATCCTCGGAGCCGCCATCCCGTCCGATGAGCCGGCCGCTGGCCACTCCGCTCGGCAGATGTCCCTGCGTGACCGCATTCACGCGGCACGCCAACAACGAGGCATGGAGTAGAAAATGCCAATCGCACGAGCGGAAGAGATCCGCACCCGACAGGCTGCAATCCGCAGCGACCTCGACAGCCTGGAGCAGGTCGAGGACCCTTCCGACGAAGACCATGTGCGCACCGACGCACTGCTGCAGGAGTGGGACGAACTCACCACTGAACTCACCCCCCTCGCGGAACGTGAGCAGCGCATCTCCGCCGTCCGCATGGCGATGGCCGAGGAGGCTAACCGCGAGCGGTCGGTGGAGCCTGTGGGCGACCCGAACGTGTTCATCCGCGGCCGCCGTGACCCGTTCGCCGACCTGGAGTCGGTCCGGTCTGGGCTGGCTTCCCCGTCCGACATCCGGGCCCGGGCCTGCTCGGCGATCGAGCAGTTCGCGGAGCGGTCCGACAAGTGGAGTCTGGACGGCGAGGGCGCGGAGAACGCGACTCGGATGATCCAGAAGACGGGCGCCCAGTTCGGCACTGCCGTTGCCCGCCAGATGCTGGTCACCGGCTCGGCCGAGTATCTGGCCGCGTTCGATCAGTACCTGACCGATCCGGGCGGCTTCAGTACTCGTGCCGCGCTGTCGCTGACCCCGGCGAACGGTGGCTATCTGGTGCCGTTCACCCTGGACCCGACGATCATCCTGACGAACGCGGGCAGCGCGAACCCGTACCGGCAGTACGCGAACGTGAAGACGACCACGACCAACGACTGGAACGGCGTCACGTCTGCCGGTGTCTCCGCTGAGTGGACCGCTGAGGGTATTGAGGCCGCGGACGCGACCCCGACTGTCGGCACCCTGAAGATCACTCCGCAGAAGGCGGATGCCTACCTGTTCGGTTCGTTCGAGGTTCTGTCCGATTCGGACTTCGCTTCGCAGCTTCCCGAGCTCCTCGCGGATGCGAAGGACCGGATCGAGGAGACCGCGTTCGCGATCGGCACCGGTACGGGTCAGCCGAAGGGCATCATCCCGGCGGGCACGTCGCAGAACCGGGCCGGTACTGCCGCGGCCGGTCCGGTCGCGCAGGATGCGTACGCTTTGCAGGCCGCGCTTCCCGCCCGTTACCGTGGCCCCCGGTCGCGGAACGTGTGGATCGGCAACCTGAACGTGATCAACTCGTTCCGCAACGTGCCGTCGTTCACCGGTTCGACCACGTCCATCGTCGACGACTCGGGTGAGATCCCGCGCATGCTGGGCAAGCCGTTCCTGGAGTCGACGTCGGTCGTCGGCGTCTACACGACCGGCAGCAAGGTTCTGGCCTACGCGGACATGAACCAGTACTACATCGTGGACCGGGTCGGCATGTCGGTCATCTACGACCCGATCGTGCTCGGCGCGAACCGCCGGCCGACCGGTCAGGGTGCCTGGTATTCCTTCTGGCGCGTCGGTGCCGATGTGTCCACTGCCACTGCGGTTCGCGTCTTCGCGACCCTCACCTGATTCGCAAAGGAGAATCAACCATGGCTGAGACAAAGGCCGAAGCAAGCAAGACCGAAGCACCCAAGCCGGCCAGTTCGGCACCCGCAGAGAAGGCACCGCCGACCGTTTCCGCTGCGCCGTTCTCGCTGTCCGCTGGTGACGCAGTGGATCCGCGTACCGGGGAGTCTTTCGATCCGGGCAAGCCGAAGGGTGGCGTGGTCGGGTTCGACGCGCTCGAGCCTGACGCGGTGTCGGTTCCCTCGGTGGACCCGAAGCACATCCCGGCCGAGGTCACGCACGGCGTGTCCCCGGATGCGGGCGGCAGCAAGCTCCTGGCCGCCGCGCAGGCTGCGGCTCCGAGCTTGACTCAGGAGTTCGTCGACACCTTCGGGCTGTCCGATGAGGTGCTGGGGCAGATCGCGCGCCGTGAGGTTCCCCCGCCTCCGACGAACGGCCCGCTGCGGACGTCGGATCTGTACCTGACTCCGGGCGGCTGGCAGTCGGTGCCTCCCGGGCAGAACCCGGAGGATGTCGGGAAGAACGCGATCTCCCGCTGATCCAATCGTGACGGCGGGCGGGGAATCAACCCCGCCTGCCGTCGCTCCCCAGACGAAGACACACGCAGAGAAGAGAATCGGATGCCCTTGAATGGGGAAGTTTCGCAGTTTGACGACGCGATGCGCGTCGGTGTGTCGGCTCCGCTGACTGAGTCGATCAGGTGGTCGCCGTCCCTGACGATCCGGCGGTATTCGGAGCGGGTCACCGAACTCGCTGAGCGCTCCGTCGGTAAGGGCAGGACGCTCACCGATGAGATGTTCGCCGAGTTGGGTTACGCGCCGTACGACATGAACGTGACCGACGGCAACCTGCTGACGACGGCCGGTCTGGGTCGCATCGCGACTCTCGTCAATGCCGGGACCGGGAACCTGATTGCGTCGACGACGGCGCGGGTCGGGGTCGGGAACAGTTCTACGGCTGAGGCTGTCGGCCAAACCGATTTGCAGGCCGCGGCGGGTTCGACGAACCGCTGGTTCCAGACGTGCACGGTGACGATCCCGAGCAACGTGTGGACGTTCGCGGCGTCGTTCGGCACTGCTGACGGGAACTTCGCCTGGGCTGAGTGGGGCATCGACATCGGTACCGCGACGGTGACGAGTTCCAACACTGTGAACGCGGTGCTGCTGAACCGCAAGGTCGCCTCGAACGGGACGAAGGCGGCCGGGCAGACGTGGACCGCAACTGCAACCATCACCCTGAGCTGAGGGTTCTCACATGCCCGGTATGACCTGGACCACGCTGCTCAACTCGCCGCAGCCCACGGCGGCCGGCACTGCGCTGAACACGTCGACGACGCTTACCGACATCTCGGTGGCGCCTCAGTTCACGCTGCCCGCAAACTTCCTGACGGCCGGTTCGGCGCTGTCGTTGGAGGCGTGGGGGATCTTCTCGACGACGGGCACCCCGACGTTGTTGCTCGGCTTCTACTACGGCGGCGTCGCCGGGGTCGCCTTGGGTACGACGGGCGCGATCACGACCGGTTCGGGTGTGGCGAACGTCCCGTTCCGGATCAAGCTGGACGTCGACGTCTGGACGTCTGGCACGTCTGGGACGGCGAAGACTCAGGGCTATTGCGGGTTCGGGACTTCGGTGTCGGCCTGGACGTGGCTGCCGATCCCGAACACCGCGAACACGGGCACGGTGACGGTCGACACGACCGCGGCGAAGGCTGTCACGGTGGGCGCGCAGTGGTCGGCGTCTAGCGCGTCAAACACGGTCACCCTGCACGGGTTCAAGATCTTCTCCGACGGCTTGTGATGTGCCAGAGTTCAGATTCCCGTTCTTCCTAGGCATCGCAGAGCGTCCCGCGTGGGACGACTTCATCCTCGGGCAGACCAAGCCGGACGCGTTCAATACCGGTGTCGCTTCGTCGCTGATGACG